TGGTTGCAGTAAACTTGTCAATAATCGTTGTGACGTTATTGGCGGTGTACTGTGTTGTCTGTGTGGCTTCAGCGATTTTCGCTGGAATAAGCACTCTTACGGTTACGGTCATATTAAATCCTTACTGTTGAACTTGCGTTACTTCTAATGCTACGGCAGGCGCTGCAGGAGCAAAAGCGGTGGATGCTACGTTGTCAATCGTTATAGCTGTGTCATCTGCGGCGAACATTACTTCTACATATTGACTAGCGGTCATAGATACTGGCTCGCTAAATGAAACAGGCACATACCCGTTGTTAATGTTAATAGTGACAAGTCTAGCTGAATTTGCTATATCTGTGCCATTTTTTCTAAGCCAAACCCACACGTTTTTAGCAGACGTGTTACCACTAGTAATCTGCACAGAAACGTTGAAATTGTACAAACCAGACTGAGGAACCACAATCCTAGACGTCGGTGTTCCAATCACCACGCCGTTGCTGATGTCGGTGGCGTCAAACGTCAAGGCGTAGGCTGTATTAGCGGACGCTGGTGTTTGATCCGATGTCTTACTGAATACACCGTAATACTGCATCTGTGTAATAGTTGGGCGTACAAAAATAACGCCTGCGGTTGCGTCTGAAACAACCACAGCTGCAATAGGAATAACGTTTGCGGGGGCTGTAGGCTTAACATTCGTTAGCTCACCTGCTACCGTAGAAGATACGTATAAAACATCGCCTGCGCTAAACGCGCTAGTGTCTAAATCACGTACAAATCCCCAAGTGGTGCAATAGCCTTTTTCGCCAGAGTCTGGCAAGTCGTGGGTCATAATACCTAGAATGTACAGCGTCGGCTGTGAGCCATCGGCTAAGTAAGGTGCAACGCTCAACGCGTCTGTGGCTGCGCCAACAAAGCCAACGGCTGTACCGTTAGGAATGGTCACACCAGTGCTATTTCTAACGCGAGCGTATGTTTCTTGACCGATTTGTTGAGTAACGCCGTAGTCCATACCCAAGTCAAGCGTTTGATCAGATGTGTTCCATCCAGCCCTAGCGATTTGACGGGTAAACGGTGCGCTTTGCTCAAAATCTACATAGTTGGTGTTTACGAAGTTGTTGTTCTGTACGGGCGGTACAACCTCAAGCTGTTGAATTTGCTTTTCCATCTCAGCCACATCTGACACCAATGGCGAGTCATTAGTCTGAGCATCTGCAATTTTTTGCAAGTCCAACACAAACTGGTCATTGTTTGGTGGCCCAAGTTGCACTTCGTCTAGCGATACGGCGTTGTTGCCAGAGCCTGTCAAAATGAACAGGTTATAAAGAAAACGATACCATTCGCGTGAGATTTGCCCTGTGCGATCATCTAAGAACGCAACGCGGGGCGCGGGGATGCGAGTGATGTCTAAAGGACTAGCCATTACGCATTAGTTCCGTCAACAATCAGTTCAGCGCCCACAATGGCAATCTTGACTGGATCCGTGCCTGACACCTCATACACGCGGTCACGCAACTTCATGGTCATGCCAAGACGACGCCAAAAGGCACGATAGCCATAAGCACCAATCTTACCCATCTTAGTCCAGTGTTCGTTAGACCATGTGTGACCGCCATCATCTGACCAGCGCATCATTACTTCAGGGTCGTTACCTTGACCAAGGTTCAAACCAACGCCTGTTTCGCAGTTGAGTTGCAAGCTGTGTTGGGCTGTACGCTTGAGGTTATTAGACCCTGATGGCAACGCTCGCCATGAACGCAACCACTTTTGCACTGCACCATTGTCGCTGTAGTAATCCATGTCAAACGCATAAATGTTGCCGTTTTCATAGTCGCCGACAATGATTTCGCCATTGAAGTTCATTTGGCAGTTGCTACGATGGCGTGTAAAACTGCCGTTAGACCAACCTGCACGTTCATGCCATGATTGAGTCGTAACGTCATACACCCATGTCTTACCGGCTGTTGGGAATGACAACACATAGAAAAAGTGACCATCTTGCTGATACGTGTAAGCAATCGCATCAGTAATGTTGCCATAGCCTTGGATTTGCCATTCTAAAGCGTGATTAGAGGCTCTTACACCTGTATAGCCGTTAGATCTGTAAACCACACCATTACCACGAGCGTCTGCGCCTAGCCAGAACACGCCGTTGTCTAGTTTGGCTACTGAGTAGGGCGCCGCACAACCAAGTTCGTTAGAAGCACCTTGGATACGAGCCAACGGGAAGTCGGCTGCACCTGCGTCATACCACACCTCAATGGAGTTAGTACCGAATAACCACACCTCACGGTTGGTCACGATTAAGCTTGATAGTTGGTCAGGAGCACCTTCTGCACTAGCGAAGTCTAGCGGATCAACTGACAAGCCATCTAGTAGGCTTGTGACCCATACCTTTTGGCTGTTAGGCTCGTTGAATACGAAGTAGCCGTCCAAATACGCCACAGTCACTGCGCCTGGGAAATCCGTGTCAGTAATCTGTTGGAATACGTTGGTTGTGTTGTTGTAGATGTAGCTAGGGCCATTGGCGGCAAAGAACACTTGGTTGCCGTTGTCAGCGATGCTGACTGGCCCAGTGCCTGCAATCGTACCGATTTGCGTGGCTACGTAGCTAGAGTTGATTTTGTAGACTCTATCGCCTGATACGACAAACGCCGTACCTGCATCGGCTTGGAAGTCCCACAAGCCACGGATAGGGCCAAGACCAATGTTGGCTAGTAAGCGTAATCCTGGCGCGCGTTGCAACCACCCTGCCGTCTGTCCCTCGTTAGGGATGGCTTCAGGGTAAAGGTTAACCATGCGATTGTCCGCAGCATTAGGACTGCGAAGCTCATAAGCTTGTCCTAAGATGGGTGTTTGCATTAGTAGTTACCAGCAAAGATGTTGAAACGCTGACGAGTCGCAACCAAGCTGTAAGGCAAGGACATGATGTCGTCTGGGTTGTTGATACGCTTCAAGTTGCGCTTAGATGTCATGGCGATGCGTGACACCTGTGGGTTAGGCTGGATGCCAAACTCAGCTGCAATTTCAAGCGCTAGGTTGTACTTAAACGCTCTCAAGTAGCCAGGCGGCATGGTAATGTCAGTTGACAAGCTAGGTACGTTGGTGATTGGCTCAACCGACACAAAGTGGAACTCTAGTGGTTTGGTTGGCACTGGGTAAACGTAAACCTCAATGTCAGGGTAAGTCATGTTGACCCACATCACTTGTGGGTATGTAGACGTGACTGTTTTAACCGCAATACCATCGTATTGCTGTTGGTTAATCAGTTTGATACCAAACGAAATGTTGTTGGACGGATCGCGGAAATACGTTGCGTCGTCCACTAAAATAGGGCGTTGTCCAACAAGCGAGCCAGTAGGGCCTAGCGTGTTAGATATTAAATTAGGTAACCAAGTTCTCACTTGGTCTTGCGTTGAAAACACAGATAGACGCTCAGTGTTCCACGAATCTATCATCTGATTCAGTGCAGTCAAAGCGTCTTGCGACGTGGCTGCGGATGGCGTTTCACCCTCGGCTAACACACCTAATAAGCGCAAGGCGCCGTTTATTTGCTCGTTTGCCGTGGTCATGGCCTACTCCTTATGCTGATTTGCGTCGTGTCTTTGGCTTCAATGTGTTTACAACTTCGACAGTAGGCTCTACAGCCTGTTCTTCGACCACTTCAACTACAGGAGTTGGCGTGTCAATAGTATAGCGTGTCCAGCCGTTTTGTTCATCAAAATCTGCTTCTAAGTCTGAATTAGCGACTTTTGTGCCGTGTTGCGGATGCTCTAAGTAAATAGTTGTCATAGTAGTTAGGGGGTGATTAACCCCCTATTTGTTTAGCCAATTAGCCAATTTGTACCATTGCAAAACACTGGTACTATTGTTGAACCGCCACCAGCTACAGTGGCACCGATTCCTGCTGTGTATGAAGCAGCATTAGAATCGCTTACCGCTGCGCGCATACCAGCAATGGCAGTGCTCGCTGTTGGCAAAGTTGCAACTGTGTAAAGTGTAAATTGTGCGCTATCCAATGCAGGATCAGCGTACGCAACACCAACAGGTTTGTTATTCGCCATGATATTTCCTTTATAAAAACCCCGCCCCGAAGGACGGGGGTATTACATTAAGCAATACGATACAAAGTCCATGTACCTACGCCTGTTTTACGAGCGCGGAACTGAGCTGAAGTAGCCTCAAGAACGATTGCACTGCCAACGATTGTCCAACCTGTACCAACTGCAAAAGTCACTTGGTAAGAAGCGTCAACGTTAACTACAGCGATGTCGAATGAGCTATTAGCTTTTTCTGCACTGCTGATACCAGCTTCAAGAACAGTTACTGTTGGTAGAGTTGCTGTGATGTCAGCAGCAGAGTCTACTGTGAATAGACCGTTAGCTAACTGAGCAGCAGTCACTGTTACGTCAGCAGACAATAGCGTTGGAGCGCCTTGAATGCTTAACTGAGCTTCACCGACGTTACCGTCGCCTAATTGATAACCACCTGCACCATTTGGTAGAGCCATGATGTATTTCCTTTACAAATAAGTTAAAAAGCCCCCGCTTGCGCGGGAGCAGTTAGATTAGCCCCAAATACGGCAGGCCATCTGTGGACGGATTGTGCTGTAGCCATAAAGAACGTCAATACGGCAAGGCATACGGTCATTGTTAATGTCGTATTGGCGAACAATACGCATTGAAATACCGTTATGAACTTGACGTGACGCCATGTCTACGCCCTGTGGCATCAACAAGTCAGCAGTCGCGAAAGTGATTGCATCTTTGTGGTATACCAAGTTTTGAGCGTATTGGCCGTTAGCAGAACCCAACATAGTTACTGTCTTACCAGCGATAGGCAATGCTGCTACTGTTGCCAAAGCTTGGCCAGCAGAGTAAAGCGCAGGGCTGATAGACAATGTAGCTGTTGAAGAACCAGTCGCAGCAGCAGTTACAGTGAACTGTTGTAGTGAGCCAGTTGAT